TGGTGCCGGAAACTGCCAGAGCAGAATCCTGAATTTCCTTCATCACGAAAACCGAATTGGAAAGGTAGATCGGGATACCGAGGACATTGCCATCGCCAACAGTCAGGTTGCCAGCCATCGCAGCCGAGGATGCCACCGCCGTGACGGAGGCAAATGCCTTCTTGCCAGCGACGATGGTCGTACCATTCAGGATGATGTTTTCATGCATCACCTGATTGTACATATCCACCCCGGTGATGGTGATAACCTGCGTGTTATCGCCAGCAGCAGTCGAAACGGCAACCACGTTGCGGCCCGTGGGAGCACCCAGAGCAGCAGCCAGGCCAATCAGCTTGCTGCCATTCACAATAGCCGATGCAGCGCCAGCAATAGCCTGAGCAGCGCAGACGCTGGTAGCAGCCGCTACAGTCGGGGTTCCAAGGCTGATATAGCACGGCGACAGCGGGAAGACGAAGGTTGTGAAGCCGGGCTTGATGAAGGTGTCGATGGCGCTGGAGGGGGTATTGATCGGGTTGTAGCTGGTATTGCGATCCAACTCCGCCGTGAACGGGACACCAGCCGGAATGGCGGTAGGGCCGTTGTAGGTAAAGGTGGCTGTGGTGGCTCCCAGCACAACCGTGATCTGTTCGGGGCAGGAAAATACCTTTCCGATGACAGACAGGCGATGACGCATGCCAAGGACGAAATCGCCGCGCGTGGTGCCAGTGGGGTAGGACACCACAATGGTGCCCCCCGTTACAACGGCTGCGGACGTGAAGCCCTTTACGGTGGAAACATTGGGCATTGTAGTTCTCCAAGATCAACAGATCAAAAGGACTTAGTACGCCTCATAGACGCCATGGCAGTTGAGCTGATCCGCGATGAAGCCACCGGTCCAGGTCAGGCCGCGATAGAGGACATACTTCTCGGGCGGGCGGGCCGGAGCATGCGACTTCCAATCTTCACCGTCCATCACATCCAGATAGAGATGGGCCGGGTCGATGAAGAAGCACATGTTGTTGAAGCCCAGATCATCCAGAGAAGGATCATACTGAAACTTGCCGACGCCGCGCATCGAAATGGTAGCCAGACCGATGTCAGTCTTTCCCTCGTTGGCAAAGCCTTCAAGGGTATAGCTTCCCTTCTCAGCGACTTCCGATTCGAGCCGGTCGATGAAGCCGGAACCAGCCAACAGCAGCGAAGGCTTGCCGCCATACCGGCGAAGCTGACGCACTTCCGAGCGCAGCTTCTTGCTGAGCGTCTGGAGGGCGGGCGAGGCCGTGATACGGGTGCCGGTGTTGGCGGTAACGGCGGTCCCGGTTCCCACATAGGCACGGTTGCGCCACCAGGCATTACCACCGCGATCCACGCCGCCCGTGAACCCGGAATTGGGGGCCATCGAAATGATCGAAGTCACGCCAGCAAAAACCTTGCTCGACTGCGTGCCATCGCGCCACAGGATTTCATTGAACGAACGCGCGCCGCCCTCGGCCAGGTCGTTCAGCTTGTCATCCAGAATGCCCGTGATCGCAGTGATTTCTCGGTCAGTATGATTGCTGGTTTCTTCGCTGTTGATGCTGTCAACAACCGAAATGCCATCGGCTTTCAGTTCGGTCAGCGTCATGGCGATACCAGCGTGGAGTTCCTTCCACGGGTAGTTCACCTGCTTGATGTTGGCAGGGTTCGTGTAGCTGACGGTATCGTCATGGCTATAGCCCTGAAACGCCGAACTGTAGTCGCCCTTGATGTTTCGGCGGATGTCGCTCTTGCCACCGGGGAAAGTCTTCTGCCCCTTCTTCATGGCATCATAGAGCGGGCGATCCTGAATGGACTGTGCCATGGCAGGCCCCTTGATGAAGAAATCAAGGGCAGACGAGGCGATGTTGTCGAGTTCCTGTGCAGTAAAGGGCATGGTAGCCTCCTTGGACTATCGGTTCAAACCGGCGCGGACAGCATCCTGCAAAGTCGCAGGAGCGGTCGTTGCCCTCACGGACATTCCGGCTGGGGAAGGTGTCATCGGACGCGGTTTGGGAGTAATCGACTTGATGGTGTCGTTGACGTTCCCGTATGCTTCCTTGACCAGATCAAGGGCCTCTTGCTGCGTGGTAGGATGCTTCCCACCGCGCTTCATGATGATCGCTCGAACCTGGTCTTCGACCATTCCGGCCTTCTTTTCGGAATAGTCAGGGTCTTTGGCCTTGATGCCGTTTTCCCAATCCTGCACCGCAAGGCCCATGTCTCGGGCATCCTGCATTGCCCGTGCTTCCTGCTCCGTCTGGCGGTCAGCATCTTCCGATGCTTGGCGCTGTCGGCTTTGGTGGCTGAGAAGATCAGCACGCGACCGCTGTTGGGCGAGTTCGCGGGCGACTTCCTCATCAACCAAGCCATCATCAACCTTCTGGCGAAGGTCGTCAGGAAGCGTGTTGCCAAGGACGGAATCAAGCCCTTGGAGGCGCTCAGCAAACCATGTCCGCGCCTTCTGGAGATTGCCATGCTCATTGCTCTTGAGAAGAGCCATGATGTCGTAACCCTCGGCAACTTCCTCACCAGTAAGGTTGTTTGCCTGCATGAACGACTGCATCGAGCGGAATTTTTCGGCATCAGGCCGAAGTTCATTCCGCTCTTGGATGATCTCTTTGAAGCGTGGATGGTTGTGGAAGGGAAGGTCGGCATCATTGACCGGATCTGCTACACCTTCGCCCTCAGCGGGCTTAGGGTTGAGATCAGTCTCTGACTTTTCCACGGAAGCGGACGGGACTTCCAGAACCTCTGCAACCGGCTCGACGACGCGCTTGACGACATCGAGAAGGGACTTCGGTTCTTCTTGCTTAGCGTCCGAGGTGTCCGCGCTGGACGAGGCAGCGGAATTAGCGTCCAAGGTAACAACTTCGCCCCCAGCGATGGGGGCATTCAATTCTGTTTCCGAAACGGGCGAGTTATCGGTGTCTGTGACTTTGGACATGTTTAGCGCCTTTATGATGGCAGTTATCTAGTGTTGTTGGTCGGCTAAATCAACAGTCAAATTTGATTTGGCTGTGCGCCCTGTGGGAATCCTGCCTTGGCGGTTCCATTGGTGATGGCCTGAGGTGGAGCATTGCCTCCCCCCTGTCCGGCTGGCTCCGTAGCCGGGTTGCCTGTGGGGGGCTGGCGCTGGGCATTTTGGGACATGATAGACGGCAGGCCATCAAGGAATGCGTCCTCAAGGTCGATGTTGTCGTCAGCCACCTTGATGGCCTTACCTGCCAGCCACTCAGGCCTGATTCCGGGGATCTGCACCAAAAGAGGATAGAGGCGTTCAAGGGTAGCAGCCTCCTGCGCCTGGTTGGGGCGACCGGCTGACCCTGCCTTGATCTCAAGGCTGATCTCAGCGACGATTTCATGGCGTGACATTTCAGGCCATACAGCCCCAGGCCCAGCGATCTCGATCACTGTTTCCTTGGTGAGGTTCATCAGAAGGATCTGGCCAGCTGCGCGCATGACGCTCGAAAGCATGTCATCGAAATCATCGCTGTCCAAGCCATTGGCCGTATTCATGGACTGCTGGGCAATCGAACTTTCCGTTGCTGTGCCGCTGGCTGTTCCGCCGATGTTGGCCTGCTGAGTTCCAACTACCCGCATCATATCCATGAACAGGCTCTCGGTTTCATAGAGATTAGGATCGACGCCAACCTTCTGCACCGGGGCGATCAAATCTTGCACCTTCACGCCGTCTTTGAGCGCCTTAACGATGATCACATCATGGGCAGCATGGCCAGCAAGGCTTTTCTGCTCATCCTCATCGAACTGGCCGTCAGGGGCAAGGTAGAGGGGTCTGTTCGCAATGCGGTGCTGGCGCATGGCCTCCTTGGCGCGGTTATATTCGCGCTGGATATGCTTCATCAACTCGACATCGGATTTGGGGAATAGCTCCTCCTCGTTCTCGACCTCGTTGAAGGTGATGCCCCAGATGGGGAAAAACTGCTCAACCTGAACATCAGGAGAGCCAGGCTCCTTGAGGAAGTCCTTGTATCCATCGCACACAACATATTCCAAGCCGCTATCGCGGTCATAGATATGCCAGACACAGGCCAGGCCCTTCCCGTTCTGCTTGGTGCGTGCCTTGTTTCCGCTCCAAGGCTTTCCAGCCTCGATCTTGTAGCTGGAATATTCCTTGCCTACATCGACGCCGTAAACCTGCTTGATGCGGTCAGGTGTCAGCAGAACCTCTTCTGCAAGCCATGGCGCGCCGATCCAGCCATTCACCTTCGTCGTTTCTGGGGATGGGATGATCCGGGTTGCTTGCGGAAAGCCCCATACCAAACCCTCGCGCGTGATCATTTCCGGCTCAGCCTGAATAGCTGCAATGGACAGGCGTAGCTGGTCAGCCTCCGCGCTATCCTTCTCGATCTCACCATCCTGCATGTCAGACTGCAACTGGCCAATGACGGCAAGCCGCTCAGTCATGTCTGCGATGCGGCTGTTCTGATCGTCCGACAGGTCCATTTCACGCTGGAAGCCAAGCTTGATATAGCCAACGCCAGCAGTGCGAATACGGCGGATCATCTGCTTCATCTGGAGTTTGAAGCCGGGGATCTGCTCGGACATGTAATATTCGATCAGGGTTTCCAGCGTAGTTCCGATCTTGTCGATCATCTGCACGCGCTGATAATTGCTCTCAACATCCTGATAGAGAGCAATCGAAGACTGCGCGGGCGGCTGGCCGGTGGCGGCGGCATTCTGCAAGTCCTGAATTGCCGACTGGAGGCTGGCCATCTTGCCATCCCATATCTGGTAATTCATGCGCTTGCGCCGCTGAGCAACAACCGTGGGGTTCTTGGCATAGAGCGATGCGACCTGCGTCTTGATCACACGCTGTACGAAGTTTGCCTGATAGCGATCGTCGTTTTCATTCTGACCGGGCCACTGCTTTCCAGAGGTGAAATCCATATTGTCCCGCATGCGCTTGAAGTCGCCCTTCCAGTGCACTTTCGCCTCTGTGACACGCTTCTGCCATTCGGTGACATTGGCCAGGCGCGCAGCATCGGGAGAATCCTGATCGCGCAGCAGACCGCTCTTGACCGCATCGCCAAGGGTGGCAGGATCTTCGGTGGTCGTGTTCATCACATGCCTTTCAAGCTGAGAATGCGTTTTTCATTCATGGCGCGGGAGTTCGCCGCTGCCTTTACCCAAGCCATTGTGCCAACCTTCGGGCCAGTCTTCTCCGTGGATGGAGGGCCAGCGCCATTGATAATCTTTTCCAGGCCAAGGCCAATGTGGGCGAGAGCATCCACAAAGTCGTCATGACGGGCCTGGGGGAATTTCAGAAGTTCCTGCTCGGCATCGCCAAACCAAGGCTCGCTGCTTGGAAAGCGAACCATATTCATGGACATACGCCCCTGAATTGACTGCGCGCGCGTTACCTTATCCTTGGAAGGAACCTGCTCTTTGACATAGCAATAGACCTTATCCTCGGTCATACGCTTGAACAGGAATGGGCCAATAGACTTGGAAATGTGTCCGCTCTCGGCCCACCATGTCAGGGGCTTCCACTTCTTCATCAGCGCCAACATAGCATCCACCACCGCATCGGTCTTGGCACGCTTCCACCAGCAATCCAGAAGCCAGATGCGGCTGTTACTGTCGATGCCGACAACCAGTAGGCAGGTCTTATCGTTAGCCTGCTTCTCGCCCACAGCATGATCGCTGGAGGCATAGATCCGCAAATTCTCTGGCAAGTCGCCTGCCTTGTAGGTGCGGATCATTTCCTTCTTGAAGAAATCGCCATCC